CTCTTCCGTAATATCGTTGAACCTTATCTACGCGATGTCCAAGGCCGTCGTGGGGTCACCGATTTCTTGGTTAAGTGTGATGAAGAGAATAACCCTCCTGATGCTGTTGATCGTGGCGAGTTCTACGCTGAAATATACGTTAAGCCAACACGTACTATCAACTACATTACATTGACATTCACAGCAACCAGAACAGGCGTAGCCTTCTCTGAAATTGCTTCTTAGTCTAAATAATAATATCAGACGGAGGATAACAGAAAATGGCAGTAAGAGGCACTATTGACTCATTCAAGTCAAGTGTAGTTTCGGATTTTGCGAGACCTAATCTATTCCAAGTAGATTTAAGTTTCCCTTCAGAAGTTATCGCGAACGCTACTGGTCTGAGTGATTTGGGTAAGTTTACTGTGAGAGCAGCAAACCTACCTTCCTCCCAGATGGGTATCGTTGAGGTTCCATTCCGAGGTCGCGTATTAAAAATCGCTGGCGATAGGACATTTGAACCTTGGACAATTACTATTATGAACGATAGTAGATTTGCCCTAAGAAATGCTTTTGAAGCTTGGGTAGAGAAAATTCAGGCAGCAAACGAAAACATCACTCAAACATCTGGACTTGGTGACGAGTCTGATGCTACAGGATATTTCACAGACATGTTTGTACATCAACTTTCTCGTGACGCTTCTTCAAGTGAGAAGTCAACGATTCTAAGATCGTACAAGTTTACCGATGTATTCCCAAGCAACGTTTCAGCGATTGATTTGGACTTCGGATCTAACGATGCTGTTGAAGAGTTTACTGTAGAACTTCAGGTTCAGTACTGGCAAGCAATCCCTGACGGCGTTATCGCATAAAAAGGGGTTTAGCAACCTTGCTAAATAACTACATAATAGACTAAAGATTGATGTCACAGCTATTCGGTTTTTCAATTGAGAGAGCGAAGAAGGCTCCAAAGGGGCCTTCTTTCGTGCAGAAAGACCACCTAGACGGTTCGTATCCTGTCGTAGGTGGGTCTCATTTTGGATACACCGTAGATATTGATGGCACTGTTCGTAATGAGTATGAACTGATTGGTCGTTACCGTGATATGATTCTACAACCAGAGTGTGACTCTGCTGTAGATGACGTAGTTAACGAAACTATTTGTGGAAATTTTGATGCAGTTCCTGTATCATTAGAATTATCTAACCTCAAGGTTAGTGAAAAGATTAAGAAATTAATGAGGGATGAGTTTGATACCATCCTAAAACTTTTAGATTTTGACAATAGAAGTTACGAGATCTTCCGACGCTGGTATGTGGACGGGAGACTTTTTTATCATAAGGTAATAGATCCTAAGCAGCCGAAAAAGGGTCTTGTAGATATTAGATACATTGACCCTCGTAAGATACGTAAAGTTACTGAGATAGACAACAAACCTGTTCGTACTAATACTCAGATTAATGATGCACTTTCACAGAAACAGACAGATTACTTCCTTTATAATCCTAAAGGACTTAAGCAAACTGGTAATCAAGGATTAAAGATTGCTCCTGATTCTATCTGTTATGTACATAGTGGTATCATGGATCTGAATAAGAACATGGTACTTTCTCACCTACATAAGGCAATCAAAGCGGTAAACCAACTCCGCATGATTGAAGACTCTCTTGTTATATACAGATTATCAAGAGCACCAGAAAGAAGAATTTTCTATATTGATGTTGGTAACCTACCTAAGCAAAAAGCGGAGCAGTACCTCCGTGAGGTTATGGGTAGATACCGTAACAAGTTAGTATATGATGCTGCTACTGGTGAGATAAGAGATGACAAGAAATTCATGTCTATGCTAGAAGATTTCTGGCTTCCTAGACGTGAAGGTGGTCGTGGTACTGAGATCACAACTCTACCTGGTGGACAGAACTTGGGTGAATTGGAAGATGTAAAATACTTCCAAAAGAAATTATACAAAGCATTAAACGTCCCAACTTCAAGACTAGAAACAGAGACTACATTTAACATTGGTCGTGCTGCTGAAATCACACGAGACGAAGTTAAATTCCAGAAATTCATTGCACGTTTACGCAAGAGATTCGGGGAAATGTTCCTTGATCTTTTGAAGACACAACTTGTACTTAAGGGAATCATCTCCATTGAAGAATGGGATGATATGAAAGAGAACATTACGATTGATTATATCGCTGATTCTTACTTCAATGAACTTAAGGAGACAGAGATCCGCAACGAGAGAATGAATCTTGTTAATGTTATGGATCCATTTGTCGGTAAGTACTTCTCTATTGATTACATGCGTCGTCAAGTTCTCAAACAGACTGACGTGGAAATTAAAGAAATTGATAAACAGATAGAGGATGAAATGGCAGAGGGTAAAATTGTTGACCCTGCCGAAGAAGCAATGATGGCCGCAGCTGGGGGAGACCCTGCTATGGCAGGTGGTGAAGCAGCACCACAAGAACAGAAACCCCTGTTTTCTGATGCAGAATTAAGTTCTGCTGATGCGAAACGCGGAACTTTCTAAATAGTATATGTAACTACCTATTATTATGCCTTCAGAAATAGCAAGTGATATAGTGAATAAGATCTTTGCTGATGATAAAGCAGGTGCACTTGATGCAACCAAAGATGCAATATCAGCAGCATCATATGATCTAGTTCAGGCAAAGAAAGCCGACTGGGCAAAGAATTGGGGATATGACCCAGCTCAAACTGGTCAGGCAGATGCGGATGCTGTAGCAGCATCATTACCAGATGGGACTAACCAAGCAAAGGACTATGATCCTGGCGAACGTCAACCTCATGAACCACCTGAACAAGAGGTAGAAACTGAACCAGAAGCACCTGAAGCTTCTGCGGAACCTGAAGCAACCCCAGAAGAGGAACCGAAAGATGAAACTGATAGCTGAAGAAATCACAAACGTAGAATTTCTAACCGAAGAAAAAAACGGTAAGAAGTCACACTACATTGAAGGTATCTTTTTGCAAGGAGAAATCAAGAACCGTAATGGACGTATGTATCCACTACATGTTCTTCAACAGGAAGTTGCTAAATATGATGAAAAGTCCATTAGGACTGGACGTGCTCTAGGTGAACTCGGTCACCCTGATGGTCCTTCCATCAACCTTGATCGCGTATCACATAAGATCACACGTTTAGAACAAGATGGCAACAACTTTGTCGGTAGAGCAAAGATCTTAGACACACCTATGGGATCTATTGCAAAGAACCTACTTGATGAGGGCGTGAAACTTGGTGTATCTTCTCGCGGTATGGGTTCCATTCGCAGGGAGAACAATTGTAATGTAATACAAGACGACTTCATGTTGTCTACAGCAGCAGATATTGTTGCTGATCCATCAGCTCCAGACGCATTTGTGGATGGAATCATGGAAGGAAAGGAATGGGTGTGGGATAATGGAGTCATTAAAGAGTCCAAAGTAGCAGAAATCAAACAACAAATTGACCAAGCTACACTCATAAACATCCAAGAACGCAAGATTTCCGCGTTTAAATCCTTTTTACAAACATTATAAAGTATAAATAATCTTAGATAAAGCAAATGCTGAGAACAGGAGAACCACAAATGTCCGAAACCCGCGACGCAGAATTTGAGTCTTCAATGTCAGAAGCTGCTATCAACGAAGATGCAGCAACTGGGGTTGCAGCCATAAAGAAGGGGGCAACCTCTGGCGAAAAAATTGATACCTCTGGTGCGAAACATTCCGACATCGGTGGATCAGATAACAAGTCTAACCCCGAAGGTACAGAAAACCTCGGAGCAAAGGCAGCTGCACCAGTAGGTGTAGAAGGAGATAAGTCTATCAAGACTAAAAGCTCTGATGCTGGATCTGGTAACGTAAGTGCAGGTCTGTCAGGAAAAATCTTTGACTCTAAGGAGAACGAGGATGGCGAAACGATCCAAGAAGAAACCCCTGAAGCCGAATACGACTTTACTGAAGATGTTGACGCTCTTGTCGCTGGTGAAGAACTAAGCGAAGAGTTCAAGGAAAGAGCCGCTACAATTTTTGAAGCTGCTGTCAACTCTAGAGTCGCTAAAGAAAAGGCATCACTAACAGAAGCATTTGAAGCAGCACTTACCGAACAGGTAGAGCAGCTCAAAACAGAATTGGCCGAGAAGGTTGATGATTATATCTCGTATGCTGCAAAGCAGTGGAGCGAAGAGAACTCCCTTGCTATTGAGCATGGCGTTAAGAACGAGATAGCAGAGTCATTCATGAACGGTCTAAAAAGTCTTTTTGAGGAGCACCATGTTGGTGTACCCGAAGAGAAGTTCAATCTACTGGATGGTATGGTTGAGCAAATTGATGAGATGGAAGGAAAACTCAACGAGCAAATTGAATCCAATGTATCTTTGAATAAGAGACTTGGGTCTTATATAAAAATGGAAATTGTGAACGAATGTGGTCACGGTCTTACCGAGACACAGAAAGAGAAACTTAGTGAACTTTCTGAGGGTGTTGAGTTTGAGAGTGAAGATGATTTTAAATCTAAAATCACAACTATCAAGGAGTCATACTTTACGAAGAAGGAAGTAGCACCTAGTGCTGATCCTGTAGAGGATGCTAGTCCTGTGGTAGAGGAGACCAAATTAACTGGTGCAATGGGAGCTTATGTTGATACCCTGAGCCGTTGGTCTAAATGATAATGATTTGTAAACACTACTTTTTAGAAAATTTTTAAGGAGAAAAAATGGCTGATTTAAAGCAACTCCAGGAAAAGTGGGCACCCGTACTTGATCACGAAAGTCTTCCAAAGATTGAAGACTCTCACAAGCGTGGCGTTGTAGCACAACTTTTGGAGAACCAAGAATTTGCTGCTCGTGAAGAGAAGCAAATGTTAACTGAGGCACCTACTCATGCTGCTGGTACAGGCGGTTTTGGAGCTGGAGCAACAGACACAGGTCCAAACGCAGGTTTTGACCCAGTTCTAATCTCATTGATTCGCAGATCAATGCCTAAGCTTATTGCTTATGACATTGCTGGCGTTCAACCAATGACAGGTCCAACTGGACTAATCTTCGCGATGAGAACTAACTACGGTACTCAACGTGACCCTCAGAATGCAGCATACAGAGAAGCATTCTTCAACGAGCCAAACGCAGGTCAATCTGGTGGTTCAGGTACATCCTACGACCCAGGTGCTTCAAGCTCTGCTAACAACGATGCAGAAGGTACTAACCCTGCTGTATTGAATGACGGTTCACCAGGAACTTACGAGGTAACTGGCGATGCTACAGGTTTGGCAACAGGCGATGCTGAATCTCTAGGTGAGTCTGGAACTGAGTTCCGCGAAATGGGTTTCGCAATTGAGAAGGTAACTGTTACTGCTAAGTCAAGAGCACTAAAGGCAGAGTACAGTTTAGAACTTGCTCAAGACTTGAAAGCAATTCATGGTCTAGATGCCGAGCAAGAACTATCTAACATTCTCTCAACTGAAATCCTTGCAGAAATTAACAGAGAAGTTGTTCGTACAATTTATGTTAATGCTGTTAAAGGTGCTATCAATGATACCGCTACAGACGGAATCTTTGACCTAGACGTTGACTCAAATGGTAGATGGTCAGTTGAAAAATTCAAGGGACTTCTATTCCAGATTGAAAGAGACGCAAACGCTATCGGGCAAGAGACTCGTCGCGGGAAGGGCAACATCCTCATCTGTTCTGCTGATGTGGCTTCTGCTCTTGGAATGGCTGGTGTACTAGATTACGCACCTGCTCTTAATGGTAACAATGCTTTAACTGGTGTTGATGATACTTCATCTACTCTTGTTGGAACATTAAACGGACGTATCAAAGTTTACGTTGACCCATATTCTGCTAACGTTGCTGACAAGCACTTCTACGTTGCAGGTTACAAAGGTTCTTCTGCTTATGATGCAGGTCTGTTCTATTGCCCTTATGTACCTCTACAGCAGGTCAGAGCAATCAACCCAGATACCTTCCAACCCAAAATTGGATTCAAGACTCGTTACGGAATGGTTTCTAACCCATTCGCTCAGGGTCTTACACAAGGTTCAGGAGCACTTACTGCTAATACTAACAAGTATTACAGAAGAGTTCAAGTTGCTAACCTCATGTAATCCATCGGATAATAACTTTAAAACAGGGTGCTTGACACCCTGTTTTTTTATGCTATAATATAATTGTAAGGACGCTTACGTTGGGTGTGACTGAATAAACTTACTGGCATATAGCTGGTTAAGGTGATGAGACACAGGTGGTGCTGCTGTCCGCAGGGGCAGAACCGATGACCAATCGGGTCTCAGGCAGAGGAGTAATTCTAAACTGTAGAAATGCCCTCCTCTTGTTGGTATACAGGAATCCAACCACCCTCTTT